ACATCAGGGAAAGTCATCTTCAGGCTCCTTACAGCCGAACGAACTGGACGATGTCGCCAGCGACGGACGCCGACGTGAGGGCGATACCAAGGACCAGCCCAGTGGTTGCGGTCTGGATCTTGCCGGCCTCGGCCGCCTCGACCTTGGCCCCAACGGAGATGGCGGCAGCGGCAGGGGCGGTGTCGACGAGCTTGCCGAGGTGAACCGTCACCTGATCGCCCGCGATCGCGTCGAACGCGGCGGTGCCGATCGCCTTCGCCGAGGCAGCGCCGGCGACCTTGACTGAACGCGCTGCGGTGCCGCATTCAACGACCTGGCCGCCAGTGATGGCGCCTTCGGCAGTGAAAGTGACAGCCTGGCCCGGATAGAACTTGGGAATGTGGTTTGCCATGATCAGGAGTCCTCTCCGCGGCGCTTAGTGGCCGCGACGATCCGTGCGTACAATTCCTCGTCGCTGCTGTCAGTAACCTCGTCGCCCTGGCCGCCGGCATGCCCGATCTCAGCGACAGGGACGGCACTGTTCGGCTGCAACGCGTTCAGCACGCGAGTCGCGCGCTCCTCGTCGACGTCGAGCATCGCCCGATACGCCTCGGAGTTGGCCGGCGAGATCCGGCCCTCCCGCAGCGCGTCGGTGATCAGCGCGTCACGGCGGGCAGTGACCTGCTCGGCGCGGGCCTGGCGTCCGGCTTCGGCGTCCTGCTTGACCTGCTCCCACTGGCCCTTGTCGACCAGCACGGTCCCCTCAGGGATCTGCATCTCTGGCACGGCGTTGGTTTCGGGCTGCTCGGCGAGACTCTCATCAAGAGCCGCCAGAATCGTCTCCTCGGTCGCATCGGCATCAGTCACGCCGAGCCGAGCGCGGAGACCATTCAGGAATTCCGTGTGGTTCACGGCGTCCTCCTTGTTGGTTTCTTGGTTCCCCGGCTCGACCGAGACGGGAGTCTTGATATGCGCAGCGGCGGCAGCGGCCAGGCTGTTGGCAGCGATGGACGCGGACAGCCCGAGCGCACGGCGGGCGTCCTCCACGGTCGTGGGATGCAGTCGGTTTTCGGCAGACGGTGCGGCCTCGGCGGCCTCGACCTTCTCGCCAGCAACCACCCGATCCGCCAAACCAGCCTCAACAGCCTCGTCGGCCGTGTACCACGTCTCAGCGAGCATCGTCTCCAGCCAGGACTCCGTAGTCCCGCCCGCCTTCGCGGCGTAGACCGAAGCGATATTCGCGTTCAGCTTGTCAAGCAGGTCCGCCATGTCGTGCATGTCTTTGGCGTTGCCGATCGCCACGCCAGACCCGCCGTGGATCATCATCGTGGAGTTGGCCGCCATAGTCGTCTCGTCAACGCCGCACGCAATAAAGGACGCGGCGGACGCGGCCAAGCCCAGGACGTTCGCGACGACCTTCGCGGGATGCTGCCGAAGCGCGTTCAGAATCGCGACCGCGTCGAAGATCGAGCCGCCACCACTGTTGATGTTCAGCCGGATCTCGTCGACGTCCAGGTCGCGGATGTCGCGGACCATGGTCGCCGCATCCACCCCATCCCACCAGCCGCCGATATCGGCGAGGATGTCAATGTCGGCTGTCCGCGGTGCGGACATCCGGATCTTGTACCAGTCGCTCACTCGGCCTCCTCGGGCTCAGGGGTGTCCATCAGCCGCAGCTGCGCCTGCAACGTGGCGAGGGTCCGCCGCAGCGAATTCGACGGCGTATCGGCTGAGGTGCTGCTCGGCTTCGGGGTGTAGGGCGCCTTCGGCGGCAGCCCGTAGGTGGTACGCAAGTACTCTTCGAGCGCAGGCTCCGGGAGCAACGCGCCGCAGGACACCAACTGGTAGACCGCCTGCGCAGTCACCGGATGCCTGCTGCCAATGTCGTCACACACGACCTTCGGCGCCCGCGTCCCTGGCCCCCAATTAATATCGACCAAGTCTTCAACGACGTGCTGATTGAAAGTCGTCGCGATCGCCTGCGCCGTGGCCTGCAACGACTGCTGGAAAAAGTTTTCGAAGGTCTCGCCCAACGCGTACGAGCCGCGCGAATTCTCGCCGCCAAGGCTCAGAAAGTTCGCGAGCGCACCGCGAGCGATCTGCTCGTCGTAGTAGCGGATCTGCTTGTCGAGATCCGGCAGACTGCCGACCACGCCGCGGGACTCCAAGGTCGCGCCGTTCGCCAGCGCCGCACCAGCGTTCTCACCAGCGCGCAATTCCTCGGCGAGCTTCTGCCCGGCCGCGATCTGCTCCTCAAGCCACTGCTCAGCCGCAGGCCCTTGATAGCCGGTCGGCAGCGGAGGAGCGATGTAGGTCGGGATGCCCAGACCATTGCGATCAGCGACCTGCGCCTGAATTCGCAGCACCAAGTCTTTCAGCAGCCACGGCTTGTAGGCTGCGCGGAGGATCGACCGACCAACCCACGCACCGCCGCGCTTGCGATTGCTGTAGACGACCAGCCGATCCACCGGCATCGGTTCCGGGATGACCTGGCCGATCGGATACTGCTCAACCTGGACCAGCCCGCCGTCATTGGCGATCTTCCAATCAAAAATCGTCCACTGCGGACGCTCGGCAAGCTTCCGCAGATGCGCCTTGCCGGACTCGTCGATCCGGTACACCTGCTCGAAAACCGCGTGCCCGTAGATCAGCGCATCGAGCGCGAGGTCCAAGTGCTCCGAGAAACTGAAGCGGTCCCGGGTGCGGACGGGCGGCTGAACATCCATGCCGCGCACCGGCAAACCCAGATCCTCGGCAATAAACGTCACGATCTCCGCGTCGGCACCGTTGGGCTCCACATACCAGCCGGTTGAGCGGATTGGCAGCGACACCGCCAACAACACCGACAGCACTTGAGAGTCTTTGGACATCCGTCCGTAGACCTTGACCGACTCCGGCCAGCGAAGCTCCGGCGTCTCCTCGTCGTCCTGAAAGAACGGCCACCAGAGATTCCCGGACTGGCCGATCCTGGTGTACCCGATCTCACGGGTGACGGGGCGAGGAGTCGTCGACATGGGCAGCCTCCTCAAAATCGGATGGTGCGCACGTCGGCGGCAGAGATCATCGAGCCAACGCCAGGTCGGGAGGTCGGCGCAGTCTTGGTGTGAATGACTTGCGGGGTGGAGGGCAGCGGAGGCAGCGGGATAGCGGGACGGATAAAGAGTGGCGAACCGTCGACGCGGGCATCGAACAGGTCCAGCACCCAGCCGCCAGCGAGCAGCTTCTTGGTCGCCCCGCCGGCCGCCCTGTCAAGCGCCGGGTGGGGATTGTGATATAGCTTCTTATCGCGGATCGCATCATGGGTTTGCCCATGCCATGCGGTCAATGTCGGTCCCGCCCAGGGAACCAGCGGGATCTGAAACTTCGGGTCGATCTCCAGTGCCTTGTACAGCTCGGACGCCGCGCCCGCCCCGCGCTCCTGCAGTGTCACGCACTCGATGCGGTCTCTGTGCTCTGTGAGCCAGCCAGCCACCCAGGCGAATCCGCGGGCGGTCGCTACAACGTCTGCTTGCACTTCACCGTCATCACGTGTCCCGCACAGTGCAATCCACGCTCGCGACCGGTCGCCCGACACGGTGACGCAGGCGGTCACGTCCGACGTGATGGCCCGTGGCCGGTCATTGGTGGTCGCCTCCCATTTACCTGGCGGGAAGACGCCGTGCATCCCAACTTCGGGCCACTGGCACATCGCTTCGGTCCGGAAGACCCACTCGGTCTCCGGGTCTCTGCCCTCGGTGATCGCGTCGTTGAGCAGCACCCGCCACGTGATGCCGTACCCGACTGACGGGTTGGCTTGAGCCAAGGCTTTACGATCATCGACGGCGCATCCGGGCGGGGATGACCATTCGAACAGCCCGAGCGCATCGAGGTCTTCCTCGAAATCCTCGGGGGCCAAATCGTCCGGATTCGGCTCGTAGTCCTCGAGATCGTCGTCATCCAGCTCGCGAAACTCGGCGATATCGTCGACGGTGGGCAGGAGTGCCTGCCGTTTGGATTCTGCGACCAGGCCGTCCGGGTCGCCGAGGGCCTCGTGGCACGCCAGCCGCAGGAATCGGAGCACGACCGACGACATGTCGCCGGCGTTCGACAAGCACAAGATCATCGCGGCGGCGCGGGCTGTCGCGGTCTTCGTGATCGCAGCCCAGGCGTCCCATGATTGATGCTCACGGAGTTCGTCGAGCATGATCAGATCGCCTGACAGGCCTCGTCCGGCCTTCCGGTTCGCAGCCTTGACCTTGTACCGCTCGCCCGTCTTGAGGCGGATCGTCTTCTTCCCGTTGACCTTGATCGGCTTGTCAGCCAAGTCTTGCAGGTCCGGGTTCTCCTCGATCAGATCGAGGCAGCCCTCCCAAACCTCCTCGGCAGTGTCGAGATCCTGAGCCGTACCGAGGATCAGCGAAACACCGAGCGCGTAGATGAAAAACAGGGCGACGACCTGCGAGATGACCGTCTTGCCGTTCTGGCGGGCCACCAGCACGATGACCTTACGGAACCGGAACAGCGGATCGAGGGAGCCGCGCTCGCCCATGGTGGACACGGTCCACATGGGGTGCAGCTCGAACGCATGGATGAGCAGCCAGCGCTGCCACGGGAACAGGGTGATCCCCAGCACCTCGCTGGCGAACTCGATCATCATGAAACCGAGCGAGGTTTCCTCGGTCAGCTCGCGTAGCGGCGGAGTGAAGATCCGCGGGACTTCGCAGCCCTTATACTCGGGAGGCCGCACCTGTGGCTTGACGGAACTTCGCGACGCCACTCTTCGCCACCGCCTTCTCAGTAGGCGGCTTCACCGCCTCGGCTGTCCGAGCGCTGACCGTGAGCCCGAGGGCCTGGCAGAACTTCAAGAACGTGGGGATTGACACGTTGTCGATGCCCGGCGGCCGGCCGTCTTGCTGCTCATGTCGCAGAGCGTCGAAGTACTCGTCCTGCACGGAGATCTTCACCGCGAGATCGCGGAGCGCCTGCACGGCGGCGCGATCCAACTCGGTCAGCACACCAAGCCGATAGCCCTCAATGATCGCGGCCTCGGTGGCCTCGACCAGATCAGTGATCGGCGGCACCTTCGGCCTCGGTCTACTCACCATCCGTCCGCCACCCACATGTCGCCGCCGTCCTCCCCGAACTCGCCAGGCAGCACCGCCTGCCAGCCGGGAAAATCCTCCACGCCGTCACGGCGGTCGAACTGGTCGAACCATCGCCCGATCGCCATGAGCGTGATCGACTTATCCTCACGACCACGCGCTGACACCCGAGCAGCCAGCACGTTCCGCGGCTCAACCAGCAAGTAGGCGTGAGTCGCAGCACACGCGGTCATTGTCTTCGCCCGCGCCGATGACGACGCACCCGACCGCAACACCACAGCCCGCGCGAACGGATTCGCACCCACACTGGCCAGCGCCTCACGAAACGCATGCTCCGACGTCCACTTGTCGTCGTCGCGGTCGAAAATCTCAAGCCCGGACTCGCGAGCCGCGGTCGTCTTACCGGCACCAGACGGACCAAACAATGCGACCACCAGCCGGTGCGGCGAAGGCGGCAATGACGCGCCAGCCTCCTTGTTGCAACGCAGGTGCGCCGGCTCCCAGTTCATCGGATCCCAGATTCTCAGCGGGTCAACGCTTTGCGGGATCACATGCTGCACCGAGCATGACATTTCGTTCGGGGCCCTCAGGCGGTAGTCAATCGGCCGCCCACAAATGCAGCAGGGAGCCGATTCCCGGGCCCCTCGCGCCCTCACATGCTCCAAAGCCTTCTGGGCTCGCCTACCGCCCCACGCAGCCACAGCACCCTCCACGACCCCCCCTATGGGGCATCTGGGGGAGAGAGGCCGG